TATTATAAACCATTCCGGGAGAGTACTCTGCAAGAGATCATGAAAATAATAAGACGCATTTACAAAATTTAATACCTTAGACATTCCATATCTAAACCTCGTATGTTCTTCACATGTTAAAGAAACCACTTTTTCTCCTGTTATCTTTTCTTGTATCCCTAATTTATATGAACTACGTAAAACAGGAAATTTCAAAGCAAAAAGAGGAATTACTTTTCGTTTATAATCTCCTATCATACCTCTTTTAACTTCTCCCAAACTAGAATGATAGTTTATTTCTGTAGTATTAAATACAAAAGAATTATCATCAAATTTTATCATAATATTACTTGTTGAGTTATAGTAGGTAATTCAAAAAGTATTTTGAAAGGAACTTCTCTAAAATTACTTTTCTTAACTGTATTAGCTACCATATTATTAAACACTGCTACCATATAAGAAGCTGTCATTGCTCCACAATGAGAGGTAGCTTTAAGAGAACACTCCAAATCTTCTACTTCACTATCATCAAACAGCTCTTCTTCATATTGTCCTTCTTTTCCCTTGGTTACCGCCAAAACCTGGGCACTTTCACATAGCATTCTACCATCTATGAAAATAGCCCTTCTTGACTGTTTCTTCCAACTGTTGAACATCATTTTTCTAGCTGCCATATTATCAAAACAAGAAAACATTACCGGAGTAGGAAAAGAATCTTCAGTCCACTTACCCATCTGATGAACTTCTAAATTTCCAGAAAAATTCTGTATTATAGAATTCATAGCATTTTCCTTGGACATACCTATGTAATTGCTTCCATATAATTGGCCTCCTAAATTAGTTTCATCTACTATATCCATATCCTGTAGATAAATGTCACACTCCTGTCTTGCTAAGAAAAATGCTAACCAAGACCCAATTCCCCCAATTCCCCCAATAGTTACTGGAATCCCTGGACGAAACCAAGGAGTATCAGAAAACCTGACACTCCCCGCCTTACCTTTAGTTTTTAATTTAAGTTTTTTCATCTTATTTATTTTAAAAATGTCCTTCTGCTTCAGCTATCTTATCTGCTTCCATCCCTATCATAATAGATAAATCATCTGCAAATTGATGACACAGAGCATTCTCTGCTAATTCTTCTAAACACTGAGCTAGAGCTGTTAAAAGGCCCGTCTGATAATGATCATTAGGAAATACTGTATTATAGACTTGAAGAAGATTGTCGTGTATATTTTTTGTATACAACTCCTGTTCTACTTCAGTTGCATCCATCCATTTATGGTCTGACCTAATGATTAAAGATTGAAGATGCCCTGATGCTTGGGTATCTAGACAGATTAACTTATATAGAAAATCTTTAATTAAATCTCCATACTCATCCTCTGAAGAATACTCTTGATTATTCAACGTCTGTACATCCCGCAACTCTATTGTTTCCTCAGGCATCTTTGGAAATATTGTAGTCTGATTACCATAAACAGGACTTATCTTCCTTTTCTCCTTTTCCTTTCTAGCCTCTAATTTCTCAATTTCCCCATAAAAAGAATCCTCTTCTTTTTCTATCTCCATATCAATACAATACACTACTTCTTTTTTAGAAGAAATTTCTGTTCGAGAATAAGTATCATCTCCAGACACATTTTTAAAGGAAACATGAGAATTTCCCTCAAGTTTTCTTTCTCCTACTACACACAATCTGGCTACATAGTTCTTCGCAAAGTTTACTATTAGAGATAAATAATAGGCATGGTTTGGGGTATTATCCGTCAATTCCTCTTCATCAGTCCCCGAGAAGTATGCTTTCATATTATGATGAGTATGAATATGTCCTTCCCTCCATTTATCCTTCATTATTTGTGGATAATAATCATGCATATCCAAAATATTATCTTCATTGAAGTTATATTCTGTATATCCAGGAGTTCCTATATCCATAGGATACATACATAAAGCAGTTATTTCTAAAGAACTTATATCGTCCAGATCTCCTTTATCTATCTTATAAAGTAGAACTCCTGACCATTCTTTAGCTCCACAATGAGCATGCAAAAAATTTATTTGCTTTTCTAGCTCAGTAGATATTGTAAGCTTTCCTTTTTCACTACTTAACAATATTGAGTACTCCGGTTTAACTTCTTTAACCGTTTCCTTCTCTTTTTTATTCTTCTTTTTATTTGCCATAATTTTTAGTAAAATAATAATTCATTTCTGTAGTTAATTCACGTTGTACATAGTTAGTTATGTTTGGATGAGGAACTAATTTTATAGCAGTATCCTCCTTTTGTTCTGATCCAAACTTTTCCACTCTCAAATCTATATTCTTACCTTTAAATTGGTAACCTAATTTAGTTTGAGAGAGGGTTTTATTCCATGTTTCTATAGACCATCTTATAGAAGCTGGAGTAGCTTGAGAATATAAATAGTCTCCAGAAGGAAGTTTACGAACTCTCAGTAAATCTGAACTATTAAGTAACTTTTCCAGTTCTTTAAAACTCACTGCAAATTTTCCATCTTCTTTATTAAAGTGGCATTTAAAAGAGGATATATTTCTAATAAACCAATCAAATCCTCTCTCTAGTATATTATTGCCTAACCATATGGGAGTTCCTCCAGCATCTGTGATACTAGACATCCTAATATGAGGACCTCCTCCTAGAGATTCCCATTTTACATAAGCATCTAATTGATAAAGAAATAACTCAAAGGAAATAGGAGAAAATTTTTCACGTCGCCATGTATTCATCATCCTAGAAAAGTCCGTATTTCCAGTACAAAAAGGTTCATACCCACTATCAACACAAGTTCTTCCTGTACTCTTACCAGTTACCAAGAGCTTCATCTTGGTGCTAGAAGGAAGATGAGAATGTCTATATCCAGATAAAGCTTCTCTATAAGAAATAGTCCCTCTCTTACCTGAGATTCTGTGTTTAAGTTTTCCTTCTACGTCTACAGTAAATTTTACATACAAATCTTTAATAGTATGAGATATTCTTCCATTAGTAATTTCAAATTCAGGAAATCTTATGGTAATGTCATAAGTAACTACATATAGTTTTTGCTTAGGACAATTTCTTTGTATTTCCCAATTTCCTGGAAAGACAGCTTCAAGAGCTATTTCTAGTCTTTTCACAAGATTCATATCCTTCTCTGTCTTGAGAACTATTTGCTTATAATAGTCTAGAACTCTCTTTTCATTCTTTTTAGTTACTAACCTAATGTTATATCCACTTAATGAAATACACTCTCCTTCAAAATATACTGAATAATACTTTCCAAGTTCATCTTCTATCTGTATAGATGTAGTACAAGTTCCATAAGGAGCTGCTCTTGAAGTATTTTGCAATACTGGAGGCAACGATCTTATTAATCCTTCCGGAGATGTATAGTCAACAAATTTTAGAATAGATCCCGCAGGAATATGGAAGTTAGTTTGCATTCTATGAATTACTCTTCTTGAATCTACAGTACATATTCTTGTAGGGTTATAGTCTTTGTTATTTTCATAAGAATCTTCTCCTATAGTACTAGATTTTAGCTTCATTGTTGTCATAATTAAAAAAAAATAAAGGGAGAGACTAATTTCTCCCCCTTTGAATTAAAATTTACTATATGGTACCATCTTCTACTTCTCTACGAACTGCTTCTGCTTCTTGGTCTAATACAGCCCTAGAAATTCCTCCCTTTTGAATCCTTCTGATAGTCACATTAAAAGCATTATTAAAATTGTCTTGAAGCTCTTTAATAGCAGTTATAATAGCATCATTTTGATTATTTTCTCTATACTGATCACTACTAGCAGTAGAAACAACAGGCTCACTATTAGCTAAACTTTGAGTAGTGTCTGCTTTAAGATCTTCTTTGGACACTATTAACAAAGAATTGTCAACTCCGTGTTTCTTATCATAAGCTCGAATTTTATACCTTAGAACTGAAGGATCTCTGCTCTCAGTACGCATAGCTTTCCTTTTTCTAATTACTTTTCTAAGCTCTCCTAAAGTCATTCGAGTATAGATATCTTCTATATTATTAGCTATTCCTGATTTGACTTGTTTATGATAAAGAAATAAAGTGAATTCTCCCTCCGGCAATAGGGCTTGGTTAGATTCCAGACTGTTTCTGGTATCCCTTACCACTGCTCTAATGTTATTGGTTGAAAAATTAGTTATGAGAGGTTTTAGGTCTCCCCAAGTTTGAACATCTGTTTCAATGTATTGCTCATCTCCCGCACTTTGCGGAGAATGAACGGTAATAGTTCTTATAGACATGCGTTATAAGTGTTAATAATTAATAATCAGGAGATTTTTACATAAACTCCCGGTTTGGTTTTATTATAGCTATACCATTGCTTTTTTCTCAGAAAAGGAACGGGTATAAAACAATCCATATCATCATCTGAAATAAAATCATGGGCTACCATGAGGTCTGCTATAATTTGAACAGCATTGTGAAAATCAAATTTATGTCTACTCCCTCTAACAAAATGAAATTGTACTACATAAGGAGGAGATTTATCTCCTACCATAGATAGCCATTTAGCTTTTAACTCTTCAAATTGATTGGGCTTGTTGACATACTCTTTGACCTCCTTACTCCTTACAGAGTATCCTTTAATTCCTAGTCCTCTAAGATATTTAACTACTGTCCTAGAAGGGAATATCCCCCTGCTGGTCTTTATCTTGCTGTTCTTCAGAGAGGGCACATTTCCTGGAATAAAAATCATATCCGACATTCTCTAATAGTTTAGCAAGGATTTTAGTAAATACTTCCCTCCCTCTTTCTTTATATAGGTCTGAAGCATCCTTAGGTAAATCCTTAGAATTATGAATATACTCCATACCATATAGTAAAGAATGAGATTGGGCAGCCTTAATTCCTGGAGAATCATTGTCATAATAAATAACAGGGAAAGTATATCTCTGTTTTATTAATTCAATAATTCTTTTAGGGAGCTGGGTATTTTCTGATTGGGGTGCAATAGCATCCACTCCTAAAGAACGGAGTGTCATTACATCCTTTAGGGCTTTTGTAATTACCAACAAATTACCTTTTAAAGGTATAGCTGGTAATCCTTGTACAATTTTAAAAGAAACATTTGATACCCATTTCCTGTTGATATCCATTATATTTGGCCTAACTATCTTATATCTATAGTTTCCAAAACAATAAGCAAAAGCATATTTTTCTGCTTTAGTTATTTGTACCGGATATCCTTTTACTCTAAAATGAGCTATCTCTTTTACATTATACAAATCTAATATATCAGAAGTTACTCCATACTGGGCCCAATATTGCTCTCCTTCCGCAGATAGAGGAACAGATACAATCCCTATTTGGGTTTGAACTTTCTCATTATTACTCTTCACAGACTCTTCCGGAAGTTTAGCCGGAAGATATTTACCATCTGAAAGCTTCAAAATATCATTAGCTATCTTTCTAAGACAGATATTAAAATCACATCCATACTTAGCCATCACATACTGAAAACAATTCAAAGAATCTCCAGTAGCAAAATCTTTGTAAATAGCTTTTCCTGAAGCTGTAGTGTAAATAGTGCATGAAGGGGCTTTATCCCGTCTTAATTCAGAACAGAATGCTGCCCCTACACGCTTGAATGTTGAAATATAATAATGAAAAATATCAAGTTCTGAAACCCTGGACAGAATAGTAGAAGGATTTAAATCTTCTTTAGGTAAACGTCCTTCAGTTTCAAACAACATTGTAATTTATTTATTAATCCCAAGCAGCATCTGCATCAGTAGCAGAGGCTGTAGCACTACCATTAGAGGAAGTTTCAGTATCCGTAGGTTGTAATCTTACCATATCTCTGACATTATTTTCGTCAAATTTTAAGGTAGAATCTTCTGAGGGTACTGCTAATTCTTCAACAAATTTATAAAAAGCTAGCTCTGATTTAAACCAGTTATTTTTCTTTTCCCCAGTATCAGACATTTTACCTTCAATCTCTACTCCTTTAAATTTCCATCTAGCTGCAGATCCTGAAAAGATACCAGAAAGGGCTTTTGCAAGTGCTTCGTGGTCTCCATCTGGAAGGTCTTTAGTGCCCATATCTAGCTTATCTCTAAGTCCTAGTTTATCAGAGATAATGATAAACCTATCTAGAATTGCTTCTTCTGTTTTAGGAGTCATCCAATAAGTATGGTCTGCTGTTTGACCTTTACCATCTAATTCTTTCTGAGGTTTACCTTCAAAATAGAATTTTACACCTGGAGTCCCTTTAGAAGTTGATTTAACAGATTCCACTTGTGTAATTTTGGCAACATGAATACCTGGTTTAAGATATTGAGAAACAAATTCTTTTTCTTCAACCACACGGCCTTTAGTACTAAATCCACTCATTTTTTTAATTTTTTGAGTTAAACATTAATTAATTATTCCCCAAGTTCATACTTGTCAATAGCTTGGATGATTGGAAACATATCATTAGGAACCATTATTTCAAAACATCCCATAGGGGTCTTTGCAGGTCTGGAACCATCATCATTAGTGATATATTTATATCTATCCTCCATTAACAAATCCTTTTGAGGAGGTAAAACTTTGGTATACAGTAAATACGTAAAGTAAGAAGGTATATCAATATCTCTGTCCAGCAACTTTCCTGGAGTTTTAATTTGATATCTTATACCCTCCATAGTATCTACTTCTTCAGGATGAAAATGTAGAATCAAAGTAAAATCATCTCTAAGGTCATCAATTCTAAATACAGAATTATAAACATCTGCAGCTAAATCTGCCCATTTCTTAAAAGCAGCATTCCCTGATGCAAGACCTCTAAAGGCTTCACTCTGAGTACGGCTATTAAAGAAATGAGTAAAATCTTCTATGACCATATATTTCACATGGGATATAGATTCCACCTCTTTAATGATAGAAGGAATATGATTCAAACTACTTGTTATAATCACATTGCCCTTTTTTGATTCTCTGTCATACTTAACAAAGTTTTTTTTACTACCCGGAAAAGGTAATTGAATTTTCTGGTTAGGCAGAACCAGCACTGTCTCCTTAGGAGGCATATTTCTCAGGCCTGTGGTTTTTCCACTCCCGGACTTACCTACTACTCCAATTAATCTACCCATATTATATGTTTTAAGGGTGATACTTTAAGTTAATTATTTGCTCATAAAGAGCGGGATTTTCTTTCAACTCAGATACTTTTGGTATCTCTTGAAAATGTCCTACTTCGCCAACAAACTGAAGTCCTATTCTGATATCTGAAGCTCCATCTCTATTTTTCAAGACTGATAGGCTTCTAAATCTATCCTTCAATTTTTGAACGTCATATCCTCTAAAATTTGGTATTTCGTATTTTCTAGGTGAAAACAAAGCCATTATAATATTAGCATCTTGTTGAGTATTTCCAGTGTCTTTGAAATCAGACAGCTGGGGCTCTACTCTATCAAGTTTAAATCTGTCAGTAGTACTAATACTTCTACTAAGTTGTTGTACTACTACTGGAATAAATTTAAAATTATTCCGGAGAGGTATGAGATATTCACTCATTTTATCTATATTATCTTTAGTACCAAATCCCCTTTCTTTTTTCATTAGGGCTATATGGTCTATTATAATTAAAATATACTGGTCTGGATTGTGAGGAATATACTTATCAAAGATGTTCAGGATTTCTTTGCCTGACCTTTCTCTTTTGTAAATAATATCTCCATTGTCCTTTGCAAACTGAAACATATACTTATTTATCCCTGTAGGATTTTGAGCCCCATCAAAGACTGTTAGTACATCTTCCATTTCACAAAAATATTGTTTGGTAGATTTGACAAGTTCATATACCTCTTGGCTAATTCTATGTTTCCCTCTGGAAAGAACAAAATTAACATCTGTCAAAAATCCATACTCCATATATATCTTTCTACAAATTGCCTTGGTTATTTTTATATTTTTATCTATTTCCAACGACCAATAAAAGATTCTCAAATCTATCCCTGAATTTGGATTGGATTTATACCAATCATAGGGATTAAATAAGAAAGCATCATCTGTAAAAGCTGTTTTTCCACTGCCTGTTTCACCTCCTATTAAATAGTAGGTTCCCTGTTGTATTCCTGGAATATAAGACACTAAACGGTCAAATCCCATGGGGAGTCCTTTATTAAGGCCCAACATCCCCCTATCTATATCGGCAATTACATCATTAAATATCATCTGTTAAATCTCCAGTATTAAGTTGTACATTAGGAAAAATTAAATCTTGTTGAGAAGGAGATTTCAATCCTTCTACATATTCCTCCAACAAAGAGCCTCCTTCTTTTTCTATGAAATAGTCTGCTATTTTCATATATGCAAAATTGGCTATTTGTTTTTCTGAAATATATTTCCTTGTAGCTTCAAAGATTTGTTCTTTGGTAACTTTAGGATGTT